TGGTAATACGGTCATAGGGAGTAGCCATTTTATGCCTCCCTCTTAGCCAGATACCGGAAGGCACCTAGCAGCAACGTGGCGAACTTCGCATAGTTAACCATCAACAAACCCTGTTCCGCGCGTTGGATAAGGTCGGGCAAATGCTCCGCTACCTGCTGCGCAATCAGGCCGGTATCACGCTTGCCATTCGGCCATGCGAACGTATGCGGGAACAGCCTAAGCATAGCATTGTAGCAAGCCTCATCACTAAGGACTTCAATATCTTCCTTCAAACTGGCATCGGAGAATCCAAAGGGCTTGCCGCTACCCCCGAAGCCACCGCCCGCATCGGCAGTGCTACCACCCTTGCCGCCCCCGCCACCAGTTAGCTGCCCACCAATTGACGAACCCAACGAAGTGCCGATTGGCCCAAAGAAAGAGCCAGCCACACCACCGACAAGGCTACCAATTTGACCCTGTTTTGCACTCTTCGCTTTCTGCTCTTCATTGTATGCCTGCATTTGTTGTGCGTACTGCTGTTGCGCGGCATCCATCATCTGGGGGGCTTCACCCTGTTGGGCTTGGCTAAATCCTTGGAACTCAGGCCTCTGAATACCGCTAGCTAGCCCCTGCGTCATTCGGGCTGTCTCCCATGGCAATAGATATTGCTCCATTGCTTGGCTATAACCCTGTTGCTGGCCGCCTAGCTGAGTCTTATAAATATCACGGGCTTCCTGCCCACCTGCCAACAGGCCACGTAGCTGCGCATCCGTTTGCACATCACCATGCGAAGTAAGCAGGTTCCTATAGGCACGATCATAGGCTTCCGTGCCGGGCTGCAAACCCTGTAACCGAAGCTGAGTCTGCATCTGCTCCTGTTGCTGCTGCTGTTGGGGCCGCACACGGCCTAGCAATTGCTCTGTAAACCGTTGGGCATACTGCTCGCCTGCCGCTTGGTCATACGTAGGCATAGCAGGTCCACCTTGGAACCCGCCTTGCTTCATCAATTCGCTGATTTGACCGATCTGCTGCGACTGTAGGCCCTGTGATTCTTTTAGGGCCTGTGCTGCCTCAGGCGATAGTTCCTCTGTTTGGGTCCATCTTCCCGTTGCCGGGTCTTGAGTCCATTTAAGTGAGCCATAGGCAGTGACTTGATCGGGGCGATTAGCCTCGGTCTGCTGTCTCAGCATTTCGTTTTGCAGCGCAGCCTGTTCCTGTGCCAGCTTGGAATAGTCAGGAGCCGCAGGCGCTTTCTTCTTCTTGCCTCCCATTTTCCTGCTCCTGTTCTACGTAGAAATTGGCGGGACGGAACCGCTGCCAGTCGATGGCAGTCTCGGCGGTACAGATATACAACAACATATCATCGCCGTTAGGATAATAATTCGGGATGATACTGTTCAGCTTAAAGCCCAAATGTTCATCCAGTCGTCGGGCGGCCTTATTGGAGCTAGGAACTGTGCCAATTACATTTGCCACTTTGCATTGGCGGAACATATAATCATAGATCGCGTACCACCAAAGGCGGGAGGGCTTGCGACCCGGCGCAATCCAGATATGAGCATGAATAGATTTGCCATTATAGCCATCGAAAAGCACCCCACTAATAGGAACAGCGTCATCAAACTCGCAGACGCACACGGAGTTTGGAGTAGGCGATACTTCCAATACTCCGGCCAAATAAGGCACAAATGCCGGATCAGAATTAATCCATCTCATACGAGTCCACCATTCTCCCATACCCACTCAAGGTCCGATAGGCCAAGTGCGGATGACGTTGATATGCGCATCTGCCAGGCAAATGCGTAGCCTAGTACGTTAGCGGAACGCCATGGCCTGTAAACGTTTTCAGTTCCCGCCCAATTTGCTTGGTCCCAAAAACTTACGTCCCACCTAGCATTACCAATCGAGAACGAGGGCAGAGGGGTTTGGGTCAGTCGATCTAGCCGGAAGTCTGGCAGTATACGCATGACAAAGGAGGGCACCACTTCTGCTTGAAACACGGGGCGAATTAGCTTGGCGTGCTTATTGGTAGTCGGCTGCTCAAGATACGTATAGGCACCCATACCATAGGCTTCGATAGGAGCGCCACCAGTGCCATTGAACAAGCGATTATCAACATACGCATCAGGAGTAACAGCCAACACGCGGCCGTCATCCGTGCCCATATACAAAGTAGAATCAATGCTGCGCACGGTGCGAACAGGATAGTTAAACTTGCCCCATGCTCCGGTAAGCACGTTCATTACCAGTTGGATAGGTGCATTCGTACCATCAAACCGTCCACCTGCCACCGCAGGATCGAAGATGTTTATGACCACCCAAGCAGCGTCTTCATGCAACCGCACTTCTGGCGGGAAGGGGGGTGCGCCTAGCGAAGATAGACGCAAAAGCGTCCTTGAAATCCGCTTGGTTAGACCCCCCGAATACACTACTTCGGTTGCCTGCCCGGTTATGAGGGATGAAAGAGGAACCAGCCCACGACGGCATAGAAGCATAATGTCACCGCCATAGGAAGCCACCGACCTTTTGCTAAGAGGCGATGCCACGAAGAAGATAGAATCCAGTGTCCAGTCTGCTGCGTTCGCAGGGTCATTACCAGCATACGAAGCAATCTCCCCGGTTGACGTGAAGAAAATAAGGCGATCATCTAGCCCTTCTCCTGTATCAGAAGACCACCGTGCCATCATTCGCAGGTAGCCACCACGATTGAAGATACCTCCCACATAAAATGGCTTCGCTTCACCGCCCACAGAGTCAACGGGGAGATACCACGCCGTCATTGTGTTCTTTTGGATGAACCATAGGCGAGCCTTATGCGAGATTACATAGTCAAACGTGGCTGGATTCACACCCTTGATCTGACCTGGACCGGCAGGGGTGGCAACCTCTGTAAAGTCGATCCACGTCGTACCGTTGTATAGCTTGGCAGGGTCTACGCCATTTGTGGCAATAAGAAACTGACCTGCGGAAGTGGCAAAATTAGTAAACTCCCATTCTCCAAAGGTGGAGGGAGTTACGATGACTGGATTCTGTATCGCAGCGGAGATATTATAGATGCCTGCATCGACAGCCGCGAACTTGTGAAAAGTACCGTCTTGTGCGGCAAAAGATAGAATGGTCTTAACGGCACCATTAAGGCCAGTCGCATATTCACGGTATCCGGGGCGCACTACCACTAACCCATTGTCGGGATAGAGGTTCATGGCGTCGATCATAAACTCTGGACCCATCTTTGCCAGCGGGTCTAGGTCATTAATGCCGCCCGTTGGCGCGAGCAATGCAAGCGCCTGTGATACCTGCCGAATCTGAGCATTGGCCTTAAACATTCCAGCTCCCATCCGGCACATTTTGCCCGGAGATATACAGGTAGTCCCAACGCTTATCTAGCTGGATAACAGGGGCCCCCTGATTCTGAGCCTTTTCGTTGTTGAGCATATACATGAATTCATCTTTCAGTTCCGTCGCATCCATACCCTTAGCGGCCCATAGCTTGAACTTGATACCGGCGATCATCAAATAGTCTTCAAATACAGTCTCATCGGTATCGGCCGTGATATTATCCTTATACGTATCTGTAAGCGGGTCGTATACCCAATGCTTAGAGATATAGAAGAAGTTAAGTTGCTCCTGATCTGCGGGCGTAGGGAAAACAGTGAACTTGTTACGCAGTACGCGATAGCGATAGTACACTCCTACCGACACAATACCGAACTGGACCCATGACCATCCTTGCGGGGTCATGGGTCCATACATCGGCCGCTTGTTCTTACTGCTCCATTGGGTCTGGTTAACTATCCTTTTGTAGTCGGCAGGTAGGTCGAATTCAGTCTGCACACCGTTCCCCGTAAACGTCTGAGTCTTCTCAAGGAACTGCCAATCATGTACCTTGATAAGCTGATTACCCAGCGCATTCAAGAGGCCGAGTGTCTGGAATCCGGTTTGATCGTCCGGGGCAGACACAATAGTAAGCACCTGCGGCAAGCCAATCTCTTGCAGGGCTTTGTTGACCAATTGGAGGACGGACTGTGCCATGACCAGACTCCCTACTTCCTAGCGGCTTGTAGGCCCTTAATGATGGCTGCTTGCTCTTCCATAGCCAGCTTCATTGCAGCCATTTCCTCTTCCAGTTTCTTATTCTTTTCATGCAGTGCGATAAACGGGGCATTTGCTTCGGACTTTGCCACGAATTGAACAGCCTTGTTCTTCAGTGTAGTAAGGCCCGGATGACGGGAGCAAACATCGTCGCCAACAGCGGCAAGCTGCTCCAAAGTACGAACACGCCAATAAGCCAGTTCTTCGACTTGCGAGCGAGTGATCCAAGTAACCTCGGAAAGAGGCGTTCCAATGACCTGCTCTGCATCACCAGATTTGAACATCGCATATGCGCGCCTATAGTCCTGCTTATCCTTGTCCGAAACCGGGCGGTCTACGATATTAGTCTGATTACCCGGAGCACGAATCTCAATATACTCCTTATCAACATAGATCGGACGGCCTTCTTCGGCAGACTTTGCAGTGTCTTCCTTAGCCTTGATATAGAACCGGACATAGTTCTTCTCTTTGCCCTTATCGCGGGATTCAAAATCTTCAACATCGAAATCGGCAACAGTTGACATAAAATACTCCTTGCGGGGCGGGGGGTTACTTGACCATTACCATTCCCATTTGACACAGGAATGCGACCAAGGCGAAAAGGGATACTCCCAACCACCCCATACTAATCCGGGGGGTAATGGAGAGATTGAAGGCTGCGGCTGCTAAGGAAATCAAGCCAGCCAGCATTAGTGCAGTGACCAGCATGTTCATGGTATTACTCCCATCTTTGCTGCAATAAACGCTTCTGTGTTTTGGATGTCTGTAAGAGTTGTAGCTGTGCCTCTAATTATGATCTGTCCCAGCCCTCCTGTAAATGTGTTCGTGGAGCCGCCACGACGGGCAAAGTAGGCTGCGAAATTACCGAAGTTACCTGTGCCCTGTGTAGCCACATTCTGAGCCGTCTGGCCGTTGGCTCTGATTCTAGATAGCGGAGCCGATATGTCGGACTCACCAGTTGCCACAATAGCAATAGGCGAAGCAAACCCAGACGTAAGGCTAGCATCGGCCGTCGTGGTTCCGCGTGACCGCCATACAACATTAGGGCCGGCGGTTAGCGGGCAAACCCATCCAAAGACACCGGCATTGCTAACGGTCGAATTGGAGAACTCATAGATGACAGCCTGTGAATTGTCACTTAGCTTGAATACTCCGACCATCGAAGTGAGTTCATTGGATGCCGTCAAATTCATTACCGTTGTCTGCATCCAATCATCGACGCCATCACAACGGAGATAGTGCGGGAATCCAACGGTATCATAGCTTAGTGCGCCGCTACTTACTTGATAGCCCGTAGTGAGGTTTCCGGCAGGCCCTGCGAGGGTAGAAGTATATCCCCATTCAAACTGTCCTTTCTCAACAAACAATGCACTCAATCCAGCACTACCCACATAGGTAACGGATGTGGTATCGACAGCATATACAGCAGTGCCTATGCCACCTGTCTCTGCGGCAAATCCTGCCGAAACGGTACATACATAAGAGCCACCGATATTGGTAATGGAGTGAGATACATTTGCCAACGGCCCTACATTCTCCGGCGTGCCTACCACCGATCCGGAACCCGTAAGATCAAAGATCACCCGATAGAACCTAGCGAGGGTATTATTACCGATAAGAACAGCGGCCCTAGTTCTGCCATTCGGGAATATCTGGAAAGACGCAGTAGCCCCGAACAATGCAGTTTGGTTAGGAACGGCCGCGATAACAGCAGCACGACTAAAGGAATGTGTGCTATTGGCAGAGGACTCAATTAGCTCCTGTCCACCTAGATTGGTAGTGCATCCGGTCTTTGTCCAATAAGACTGGTTGAAATCCTCGCTATATGTGAGATGATTTTTGCGTGCGCTAAGAGTCGGCCGGGACGCAGCCGTAGCTTGCGTGGCAACAACACCCCGGCCCGACTTATCGGCCCATCGACCTACCGGCTGTTCGACGGCCGTAACAGGCGTAGAGCCTGCCGAATTCTGCCACATGGTTGACATATCAGAAGCATCGAACCAACAGCCTAGCTCACCCGCACCGAATAGCACAGCGGCCGGATCAAAGGCGGCAGGCGTAACTTGGGCCGTAGTGTCAAACAATGCAGAGTCAAGTACAACACTGTCCGAAACCCTACGAACCTCTACCGTCCAATCAGCCGCCAAGAGGCCCGGTGTATCACTGGAATTCGTTAGTGTCCATGACACCGGAGGGGCCAGCCATGTATTGAAGGCAGAGCCAGTAACGTTTCCAGTGTCACCAGTAAGGCCAGATGCTTGGAACTGGAAGTCAGTTGCTAGGCCAGCCAATAGCCATGTGTATTGGGATACATTCAACCCGCCATTAATCTGAACCTTTACATCCCCATCCGTAGCAATCTCGATCTTAGAGGTCGCATTGCCCGGACTAACGGCCGTCGAATGCGCTTCCGTGAA